GGTCTATAGTAGGCAACGAAAGAGGTCTTATGCCAAAGAATTCAAATGACATGATGGGGTCACCAAAGTTATTAACCATAGTCAAAATAGCATTGATCGAAGTTAAGTCATACGTTTCCTTCATACCAAATTGACTTGCTGTTTCGGGATGTTTTATCATGTACATCCATAGAATCAACATCTTATAAAGAATGTAGTCTGGATCCATCTTCATCGTAGTGGACAATGACTCAAACGTATAGTTCATGTCAGTGTCTGCTATAGGAACAAACATAGAAGGTGTCTTCACTTCCCCCAAAGATACTCCTGGTATTTGAGCAGTCTTGAGGGCAATATGAAAGAAATCTTTATCGTCTTGTCCCAACGAAATCTTTTGGAGTTCCCCTGCTTCTTTAGGGGTTAATAAATCAATAGATGGTATCTTGCCAAAACGTAGGAAGAACTTATCCTGACGAGCAGAGTTTAAATTTAGATTTAAGTTGTCCTGAGATGCCATATAAGTATTTATATTAACCCGCTATTTGCCTCATAGGGATGCCATTTGGCAATTGTTTTGGCAAGTTTCTTGCTGCTTCTGTCACGGTAAATATGATACCTGTCTCATCGAAAGACCCATACATGATTTCTGGGAAATCCTTTTCTATTTGATCCTTGACTTTATAGAACGCATCTGTAATTTCCTGCATCGTAAATAATGAACCATCTGGTTTCTGAACCTTACTTTTTCTATCACCTGTAGTATCTACTGTATCCGCCATTAATAGAGGTGACTCTGTAGATTTAGAGGACTTTTCGGTTAGCACTTGATTTTGCTGTGCTTGTTGTGGTTGCATCAAGGAATTTAAATCCACACCTAGATCTGCTAATTGATCTTTCAACTCAGAAATCTTCTGTTGCTTCAAGGCATCCCCATACTTGTTCTTATCTAATTCCTTAACTTCGAATAGATCATACCCCTCGAAATCACTCACATCAAATTCCGTGATTGATTCATACGTCTTAAACCTATTTGCCGATTTTGCTTTTGCGATATATTTCATATTAACTCCCGTTCAACTCAATTAAACCTTCGATATTATTATACGTCAAATCTTTCATAATTTCAGTTAAATCCTCAAGACCTAAATGCAACACAAGGTCATTCAAATCTTTTATGTTCTTCCATTTACGTTTGAACAAGACGCACTTCTCTCCTGCTTCAAATAACTTCTTCGTGACTCTCAAACCCGTCTCATCGTTATCCATGATCCAAATTCTATGAGGATAATCCTTTTTCATTTGTCTTATCTGTTTTGTGCTTATCCCTGCCCCCGTGGTTGCAATAGCATTGTCCACGAAAGTAGAATCAAACAAACCTTCTGCTATATAAACAGTTCTATCTCTATCGACAAGTTTTTCGTTATAACGAGGTTTATCTTTTATACTCTCATGCTTGAAGTTCAAATATTTGTATTTCTTTTGCCAGTCTTGGGTTGCCATTGCTTGAAAATAATAAATTCTATCACTCTCGTCAAAGAATGGTATGAGAACTCGTTGCTTCCAATCTCCATCATAAGCATAGAACATTTTTTCTATGAGTTCTCTCTTTATCTTTCTATCAAAAAGAACGTTCCTCATTCTATCCACTTCACGTTGCAACGCTACATCACCGCAATTCTCAGTCAATGCCATGCAATTTTCTTTTATGTATTGTTCTGCTGGGTAGAAAGAAGGTTTTTCTCCTTCCCTTCGTTTACCCATGACCTTGCCAATCAAATCATCTAAACCATCAAGGTTTTGCTCTTTCTTCTTTTTCTTTGGTTTATCGAAGAAGAAACTATTCATACATTCTGTAGATATAGCAGGATATCTTAAAGGATAGAATTCCTTGACGAATTTAAGAAAAGTCGAGGAGAAAGCACAATTGTGACAATACAACCCCCAACCTTTATCGTCTTTTAGTAGGTAAAGACGTTTCCTTTGTTTGTGCTTTTCAGAATCACCACAAATGGGACATCTCGCTGCATGAACACCTGACATTTCAATACCATCCAATTCTGATTTAAAGAATTGAATTGCTACGTTGTCTGGGACTTCTAGTCTATTCATTACCTTATTGTAATGCCTCGTCTAACTTAGTCAAGTGTTATTTTTTATAACTCGTTTACTTTTTTCTTGAAATAATACTTATGGCAAATTTTATAACTTGGTTTGTCCTTGTGGTTCAAGACATCAATCTTTTCTGCTAAGATCTCGTCGAGATTATAATCAGTATCAATAAGACCCCATTTCTTCAAGAAATGAATAATGGTGTCTCTTCTCAAACCATCAAGACTATCGTAGTTAGATGTTTTGCCTTCTTTCATGAATAACTCTTTAAAGTGATACACTCTAAAAGTACCATCCTCTTCTTCTACGCAATAACACGATGGAAAGAACTTTTTAACTTCGGAATTCCTTATTCCCATTCTTTCCAAAGTTTCTCTAACCAATGCGTAATTCTTTACGAGAGTTACTTCAACACCTAGTTCATCATTCATATAAACTCCTACAAACATTATTATAGCAATATTTATAAGAATTTATTGTGATGTTATTCCATGATTCCGTACATCATTTTAATGTTGGTTATTAGCTCGTCGCCTGCAATTTCATAGTATTCAAATGCCTCATCCTCCGATACCTCGAAGTAATCAATGATATATTTCAATTGCGTCTTACACTCATCCTTAGTTGGCTTGCCACCCACATACTTGAGGTAAACTTTCTTCTTAGGGAAAATCGCCAAACATAACTTATGAAACTCTTCGTCTCCCATTGATGCTTGGAAACGATTTAAATAAACATCAACGATAGGAAGATAAGGTGAGTGCATACTCAAGAACTTAGTGATCATAAACCGTGAATAACCATGTTTATTTTCACTATTGAGGATGTTCTTTTTATCCCAAGTTATATCATTGAGAAAATCAAATAGAAGAGAAGATTTCTTCTTTGCCTTCTTTGGCAACCCTTTCCGTTTTTTAGTAGGAGGCATTAGTCTTTCAATACCCAAGAGACTATATGATGTGCGTCAGGGATGATCGCAAGAACCTTTTTCTTTGCCATCGTTTCGCTGTCTGCTTCTATGACTGCTTCATGCGTTATAGTTTCCTCGTATTGAACCACTCCCTCTCCATCATGAATACTAGCATGTGAAATGACAATATGGTCACCAATAACTTCTTTGACCATTGCAATTGCACTCTCCACTCGATCAGCAGAGTAATCACTTACTTCATGCCCTATAGTCAAATCATACGTTACGCTATATTTCATTGTATTGTCCTTAGTCAATTAGTTGCATTAGTTGTAGTACGTGGTGAACGAGGGTGATTTCGGGGTTAACAGTGCCCTTCAACCTATCAATACATTCACCCATCACCGTGATCATCTCGACCCAATTAGTCTTACCAAATTTCTTGTTAAATGCTTGATTGAATATGAACGTCGCTATTTGCTCCACGTTCATATTCTGTTCACTTACGAACTTTCTAAAACCCGTAAGATTCTTTTTGTTGATGAAGTCTAACATCTTAGCGAGTTTTTCTTCGTCTGATGTGAAAGGAGAAAGAACTCTACCTCCATCCTTATCTACTGTAAGTTTTTGAAGAGTGTTGACAATCCTTCTCATATCTGTGCCTAGATGCTTGAGCACCTTTGCCACATTCTTTTTGTCGTATTTCACCTCTTCCGTGTCTAAGATGGCAAAGCATCTCTTCAGAATATCCTTTTGGCTAATATCCCCAAACCTAAATTCTTGTGTACGAGATTTAAGGGGTTCGATAACCTTGTTGTAAAAGTTACAAGTCAAGATGAATCTAGTGGTCGTGTAAAAATCTTCGATTACTGCACGAAGAGATGTTTGGAAGTTCTCACTAGACATTTCCATCTCGTCTAGGATAACCACTTTCGTATCACTATCACTCATGGTCATCGTCGAGCAAAAAGGAATGATTTTATTCCTTACAATATCAACACCACTTTCATTAGACGCATTGATGAACAAAGTGTCATCTGGTGCAATTGCTTTTGCAATCAATTTAGCAGTTGTGGTTTTTCCATTACCTGCATTACCAGGAAAGATTAGATTGGGGATGTCTCCCTTAGCAATGAATTCAACAAACTTGTCCTTGAGATGCTGTTCGCAAAGAACCTCGTCTATGCTCTTTGGTTTATATTTTTCAACCCAAAGTGTCGAATCAACAGTCACTTGTAAATCACTCATATTTTAAACCCTTATCATACATGTACAAAATTATAACACCAATAACGATATCGTCAAGTGTTAATCAAAAAAAAAGAGGGAGAAGGTTTTACCCCTCTCCCTCCAATCATAATCAACTCACTCTTTTTAAATATTAATCTGCTAAAGGAGCAAAGTAGAAATTCAACTTGTAGTCGTCTTTCTCATAGTAAGCATTGACCACTTCTTTCTTCCCCGTGAAAACGGAGAATTTAAAACTGCCATTACAAACCAAAAGACCCTTAAAGTCTGACTTAGGGAACTTTTGAACAAAGTCCTCTTTAACTTCGATGTCTGGGAACTTCATTTCGTTCTTGTTATAAACGGTTCCTTGGCTTGAAGAAAGTCTAACTACTACACCTTCGCCCTTCTTACCACTCAACGTTAGTTCGTTTTGGTCGTCGAATACATTGATGTTGGTTAGAAGACGTTTAAGGTCTACGCCACTCATTTCAAATACTGCTGCTTCTGTGAGAGAATCTGTCTTCAATCTACGATTTTTAGATCTTGATGATTCAAACAAATGAAGTTGCGAAAGGTAATAGTCCGTGGTCTCATCACCACAAGAAATCACCAATTTCTTATCTTCACACTCAACCTTAACTTCCTCGGAGTAAATATCATTGTCATACTTACCCAAGATGTTTACGAATTGTTTTACGTCCCAAATACCAATCTCTTTGGTAGCAGGTTCATAACTATCAATTGCGTTTTTCGCATCTAGTTCATACATCGCATAAACTGACTTCTTTTCATTCATCGTACTAATGTGAATGGTATCATCTTCCATCTCATAGACAACATGCACAGATGTATTATTGAATACATTTGAAATTGCCTTAAGTGGTTCCACAACACTACAAATTGCTCTCTTACTATAAACGCCCTTCATGCGCTACTCCTTATTAAAAATAAACCTAATGAGGGGAGAGCAAACACCCTCCCCTCTCAAAAATTAGTCGTCGCTCAAAAGTGCTTCGAGTTCCGCGTCTTCGTCTGATGAGTCGTCATCCATATCGAATGGTGTATCATCTTCTTCCTCTACAGGTTCCACCTTTTTCTTAGGCTCTGGATTCTGTGCTTGGATCTTCTCGTCATTGACTGTGGTATCAAGTTCTTCAACCTCATCAACTTCGATCTCTTCCGCTTCCTTCTCCTTTCTAGGTTCCTTCTTCTCTGTAACATTACCTTGATTAAGATAAAGTTCCTTGAGATCTTCGTAACCTTTGAATGCTTTCTCACCAAGGAGACGCTTGTTCAAACCAATGCAATTCTCGTCAATAAACGTTTCTGCTGCATCGTCGTCCAACTTCTCACCTTTTACTTCGAGGGATGATGTCCTTCTAGCAAAAGTAGATTTGTCGTAGTTTTGGTAATTAGATTTCCAAGTAATTCTCAACTTGAAATCTGTTCCCAAAGTAGGATGGAAGTACACTCTCTCATTTGCGTCAAGGTCATCGTTCTTCAAGATTTCGATGCACTTGTCGTGGATTTGAGAACCTGCTTCGTAGATAAAGACCTTGCCTTCATTCTTTCCGCCTTCTCTTGGATCTTTCACAACTAGGATGTTGTGGAAGAAACGCTTCTTAGAGAATCGCTTCGAACCTAGTGCTTCTTGTTTAACGTCTCCGCTTTGGTACAACTTACTTACTTCTTCACAGACGTAGCAAGGCTCCTTTTTGGATTTCTTTGCACAAGGCTCATAGATGAACTTGCCACTTGGAAAGTTAAACATATGCGCTGCTCTTTCGACCCAAGGAAAGTTTGTCTTCGAGTCGGGGTTAGGGAGGAAACGAATCAAGTATTCGACTTCTTCTTCTCCCTTTTCAATAGTTGGCTTCCAAAAATCACTCTGATATTCGTTGCCACCTGAACTTGTCTCTGTCTTCTCAAGTTCGTTCAATAGTGAATTCAAATCATATTTTCCCATATTCTTACTCCTTACTTGTTAAAAATGGTTTTAAATTTTACTAGTTCGCCTTCAATAAATGAAGATAAGTTTACATTGTTATTTATATTCGTTGTAAGTTTTTTATACTTACTTGCTAGTTCTCCGCAATATACTCTAAACCAAGGTTTAGATTTTACCTTGCTCATGTCATACATACTCACTAAAACTCGTTCATCTATCGCTCCTTCTTTCCATAGTTTCATTATTTTTGGTGGGCTGCCTTTATATAAAACATCCTCACTCTCAATATTATTAATTATAACATATTTTGTGAGATTGTCAAATGCTACTTTTATCTTTCTCTTGGTTTCTATTAAGGTATCTTCTTTATAGTCTTGATACTTCGGCAACAACGTCTCGAAGTTCGTTACTATGTCAGAGATATGAAACGATTCTAACTCTTTTGATGCCACTTCAAAGAATGTTTCGTATTTCTTCTTATGGTCTATTAGCTTATCCTTCATCTTCTTTTCTAACACGATAAAGAAGCTCAAGTCTGATCTCTCTTCTAATGTCTTAGTATTCTTTGGCAAACGAAAAGGTCTCCCTTCACGTTGAGCCACCTTTACAAGATAAGACTTATAGAGATTGAATACTTTACTACTTACCATCATCGGAATATCTAATCAACCAGTCCTTTAAACGTTCTTCTACTTCCAAAAGCATTTTAATAGTATCTACTTCATTGCACAAGGTAATGGCAACCTTCACATCTTCCAACGTTTTTTCAATTTCTCTAATCATTCGAATAAGTCATCCACGTTAATGTGTTCGAAAAACTTAAGACCTTTCTTTTCCATCTTTGCTTTTTCTTTGACGTTTTCCATTTTCTGATAGTACGCAGTTTCTCTATTATTAATAGCAAATACTCTGAGTATTTCTTTATTATCTTCACTTAAATATCTAACTGCTTTCACTTCATTAATATTAAAACAATCCATCAAAACATAAATGATATTAAATATCTCATGGGAATGATCTTGCATTAAATTGTCGAAAAGTTTATTGTATGCCGATTCAAATTCGGATCTGACTTCAATGGCTGACATATCGCAATCATACTTATCATTCACGTGATCTTTAATCTTTTCATACTCTAACAGATCAACTTCTTCGTTATATCCTGGGTATGCCTCTGGCTCTGCAAAAAAGTCCATAATAATTTCCTTATGTAATATCGTTGTTGTTTTTAGGTTTATTATCGTTGTCGTCATCTTTCTTTTTCTTGATGCTATTCAAACCCTCCTCAATAGCATCCGACGCTTCGTTATCTCCTTTCTCTCCCTCATCAATGAATTTCATTCTATCATAATCCACATCAACAATTCCCTTCGATCCCTTTCTTGAGATCCTAGATTTGATGACTTCGAATTTAATTTGACTATTCTCTTTCAACTCTTCTGGTTGCGCTAGAGAAATAATCAAGTCTGCTGTGTGAGCAATTCCCATGGAGTCTGCGATATTATCCATATCAACATTGTTTTGACCATACCCACTTCTGTTTGCTTGTGCCGCTGTTAGGATAGGACATTTGAACCTATCACTTAAGGCACGAATTTCCTCACAAACCATCTTTCCTCTTTCATAAGAATTCTTTGCATCTTTAGAAATAGGAACCATGATACCAAGGTAATCCAAATATATAATGTCTGGAACAAAGTCTTTCTTTAACTTCAAAGAGTATAGAAAACTTTCAATCTCTAAAGCAGAGACCGATGCTGGTGGATATTCTTTAATAATAAAACGTCCACAATCACCTTTCGTTTTTGCATCCTTGACCCTTTTCTTTACTTGATCACGCATATTCAATATATCATTTATACTATAATCCGTGAATGAAGCATCCATCCTTTTCCTAAATTCTTTCTCGTCGATCTCAAAGGTGATGTATAGAGCATTCTTCCCATTCTTAACCGCGTTCATTGCTGAATGCCCAAGAATAAGCGTCTTACCCAAACCCGCTTCCCCAACGAAGACCCCACAAAATTTGGTTTCTCCAGGAATTCCTCCATTGATCGCTGCGTCAATATTAGATTCCCCTAATGGTATTCTCAATGATACATCACCTAACTTATCATAAACCTCATCAATGTTGGTTTCATCGAAAAACTCAATCCCAAAGTCCTCGTCCCATGTCATAGACAACGCCTTTTCCATTTTACGTTGAACCGAACCATAGTCACGGGTATCTTCTTCTTTAGTCATTTCCTCTGCTCCTTCTTTCAAGGCATTAAAGAATGACTTATTATTTGCGAAATCTTTAGTCTTGTCGAACAACCATTTGCCTTCTGCTTCTGTATTGAAATCCAATTTCTTAACAGTGTTCAATGCGTCTTCGATATCCTCTTTCAAGTCATCCGACAAAGACTTAGACCCCATCAATGTATTCATGACCACGGAGTATTCAGGAATCTTTTCATATTTTGTGAAATAGTTTTTAATAAACTTAACAACTGGTGCCTTGTCCTCGTCAAAGTACATTGGGTCCAAGTTGAGTGCCGTATTTCTAAAATAAGAAATACTTTCAAACAATCCTTTAACAATAAAGATTTGAATATCGTGATCCATTGATTATTTTGCTCTCTTTACGTAAAGAATGTTATGTTGAGCCAAAACCCAATACTCTTTCGAGTCGAGCATAATTGTTGCGTATTGTGGACCCTTGATGATGTGCGCAAGGTCTCCATCTTGTACTTCCATAGATTGACCATTTGATCCTGGTCCAACTTTAACAACTTTTCCTTGGTGCGTATCAAGCAATGTGGTTTGTGCCTCTTCTGATAAATAGAGACTCCCTACCTTTTCACTAATGATAGGTTTTTCTACTAAAACTCCATCACCTAACATGATCATTTCTTCTAAATCTTTACTCATTTTTCCCTCCTTCTGGGTTTTCTTGTTGAAATTGACCTTTACCCGTTAGTGGGTCAATGAAGTTATGCACTTCAGAATAAGGTCTTGTACTTAGGTATTCTAACAATGCCTGTAGAAATCTAACATCTACAGGGATCATTTCTGGTTCTTCTTTATTTTCCATAGTAATCCTTTGATAAAAATTATAGCACCAAAATTAACGTTTGCAAGTGCTATTTTAATCTTCTGTTGAATCGTCGAGGTCATCCGCTAAAGTGTCCTCTCCATATTCCACAGTTGCGTATTGATAAGTCTTAATGCAATACTCATTCAACTCGTCAAGTAGTTCCTTGGTGAAGATCTTATTGCTATACAACTCCTTTTCACGAACCTTCTTATCACTAAATTTGGTTTGATACCAACCCACAGAAGGTTTAGTCATCACACCAGACTCTAATGCATCTGCTAGAAGACCATAATACTTGTTAGGACCAGCGGTGAATGAGAGGTACATTTCTGTTTGTTGTTCATCCCTTGCAAGACGATTCTTGTCTGACTTCATTCGAATGATAGATCCTTTCTTCTTCTTGTTCTCGTCTTTGTCAATAGATTTTCTCAACATAATTACAGCACTTGCCATATAAGTTGCTTGACGACCGCCACCTTGAATGTCTTTTGCGTACATTGGATTGGGCGCTGATGCCACATCTTTATAGGTGTGATTTGTGAAAACGAAAGGGACACGATATTTACCACAAAAGTGAGTCATTTCTTTTAGCATTGACTTTCCCGCCTTTGCTCTTGCTCCCATATCACTATTATCCTTGCCTGCTTCCAAGTCTCTCTTCTCTTTAGCACACGAAAGGTTTCCAAAAGAGTCAAGTACAATCATGACCTTTTCCTCTGGGTTTTCATCCAAGTATTGCTTACATGTATTGATAGCATGATTTCTAAAATCTTCAATTACATCAATAGGGAAGTACATCATGTTATCAGTGTCAACGCCAATCCTTTCCATGAAATCATTGTCCACCGCATTCTCACTATCGTAATAAATTACAGTGTAACCCATTTGCTGTGCGTTCTTAATTGCCATCCCACTTACGAATGATTTACCAACTCCAGACTCACCAGCAAGAGCAATAACCCTTCCTCTTGGGATTCCCTTATAGATGTCCCCAGTGATGAGACGGTTCAATGAATACGAACCTGTGTCAATATACTCATCGATATTGCTATAGATTGAGTTCTTTAGGGTTGAACCATATTCACTAATGTTCTTATCGACCTTCTTTGAAATTGCCATGAATTTCGCTGCCAAGTCACTCGTTGCTTTTTTTGCCATATTTTTCTCCTTATTCAAATAGGTCATCTATGTTATTATCTTCTGCTGCTTCGCCTTTTCTAAAAACCCACATAGGTTCAATATGCGTGGTTTTAATATCATACCCTGCTTGCTCTTGCAATGCGTTCCCTTGGGTTTCGTCTTCTTGGGTGTTTGGTCTCTTAGACATTTTCATCCCATAGTAACCTACAAAGTTAGCATCTGGTAACGCTTCTATGAAATCGCACATAGGGTCGCAAATCTCTACACGATCAGCGCCTTTATAAATGTCGCTGATGTTCACTACCATGTGTCCACCTTCTTTGATCTTACCCCAAGCATTTCTCAATACCACATAAAGGAAGTCATTCTTCCATTCTTCTATCGTCTTATACCTTACCCAACTTTGAGCAGGGTTATCTTCATACCTTTCTGCCATGAAGTAAGGAGGGGAAGAGAAGAACAAATCAACTTCTGGTAGTTCGTCATAATTAACATCTTCCGCTGGTAGATTAATTAATGTCGTTTTCTTTTCGTTACCAAGCAACGACTCGTAGAATTCTTTTTGTTCATGGTATATAGGAAATGTCTTGGTCGATGGATCGAAACCAATATAATGCTCTGCATTACTAGCATAGAATCCTGCGAGACGATCACCCCAACCACTCGACATGTCCATGTAGGTCTTTGCTTTGAAGTGATTGAGAATGTTCTTAACAATAGCAGGACGAAATTGTGATGCAACTGACGCTGCTACATTAAATGTCCCATGCCAAGTATTTCTTGTCACTTCCTTGTGTTTCATCGTCCAGAAGGAATTAAGAATGGTGTACAATCCTCTCCCTGTTTCCCATGACGTTAACACAGAAATGTTATGCTTGGTGTCACACTCGTAACGATTCGTTCTTTGGAAGTAATCACTTACTTTATTATATTGAGATTTACCATCGAATACTATTCCACCATAATCTCTTTTATAAGGGAACTTGGTCGTAATTGCGTCAGGATAAGAAACGTCCGTGGGCTCTTTGCATAATTTAAAGAACGCATCGATTATATCTTTCTTGACGATTTTCTTGAAAGGGAAAGGTGGTTTGACTTCAAGGATATGTTCGATCATAGCTTTTCGAAATCTATCTTTTCCTTTTTCCTCGCCCTTAGCGCATTCTTTATCTCCACTACACCACGTTGTTAATACATGTTGCCACTGCTGTTCATTAAATAATGGTAGACCATCTGGGTCAGCACACTCTTTAACGTATGCTACCATTTCTTTATGTTCTTCAGTCATTCGAATAAATCTCCAATATCCTCACACTTATTATAGCATAGGATGTCCCTGTTGTCAAGTGCTTTTTTAAAGACCCATATAGGTTCAATGAATGGGATTTTATTAGTTTGATCAAAGGAAACATCGTCGTTTCTTGTATTTGGTCGAAGGTTCATCTTCATCCCTATTTGCCCTGCATACTCAGCATCAGTATCATTCTCCATGTATTCAATCATTCTCTCGCATATATAATGACGTTGGTTCTTGATGATAACGTCAACGATGTTGATTGCCATGATACCTCTTTCTTGGTCTAGTTTGTCCCAACATCTAGTCAATACAGGATGAAAGAACCCTTTTTCCCAATCATCGTATTCCTTGTACCGACACCACGATTGATTCTCTTCACCACTCACACCCTTGCCATATGCCTCTAATGAGAAGTATGGTGGAGATGAGAATACAAAATCAATGTCGTTTGGTATCAAATCGAAGTCTGCATCTTCCGCTGGTCTATTTTGTATAATAACCTTTTTTATTCCCTTTATAATAAAATAATCCCCATAATCTCCTATTTCAGGGTTCTTATTCCCCAATAACTTTTCGTAGTAAATGCATTGCTCTTTGTACACTTGGAAGGTAGCAGGGTTAGGATCGAACCCATAATACTCTTTAGCATCACTAGTGTAGAACCCTGCTAGTCGATCACCCCATCCACATGATATATCAATGATCTTCTCCGTCTTATAGGCATCATACAACAATTTGGCAATAGATGGTTTGAACTGGGTTGCTATGTAAGTGCCCAATCTAATGGATTGCTTGAGCAACGAACGTGTAACCTTGTTAGTTCCCATCCTCCACATGGCACCGAGGTTGGTCCTCAGACCCTTACCAGTGGTCCATGCTTCGTATGTACTAGGAAGTGACCAAGTACCACACTGATGCCTATTTTTCGATTGAAAATAGTCACTTACGTCATTGTATCTTGGGTTGCCTTTTATAACACATACACCTTGATTCTCGTAAGAATACTTGTAGTCATTAAACTTTTCGATTACTTTTTTCTTTTTAATGACACCTTTAACTTCAAACGTCTGGACTTCTGGGACGATGATATGTTCTTCCAATTTTAGGTTTTTTAACCCTTCGAATGACTTTTTTACATCACTCTCTGTGATAATCTCAAAAGGAAAGTCTACCTTGTAATGAGGTATTGTTATTGTTAACGCATCCCTTAGTGTCTCCTTGTCGTATCTTGTGTTCAACTCGAACCATTGCTCCTCGTTATAGGAGAGCATACCATCAACGATATGCTCCCCCATCTCTTTAACGATTGGCTCTAAAATACTAAGGTCTTTGCACTTTAGTTGCTTTAGTATAACCTCATCTACGATCATGCGAATAGCTCATCCATTTCTTGTGGATAAGGCATACCTATATTTGCACGTTCGAAACAATAATCCTTATAAGCTTCTGGATGAACCGAGTATTCGTCTAAGTCTATCTCTAATGTTAGGTCAGAATTGTCTAATTTTTGTCTGATCATAGCAGACGATAGAGAATATTCCTTTCTAACATGCCAACCATTTGTTGTTATATGCGGTCCTTCTAGGTCTTCCATCTTAACAGAAAATGCACTCACGATGACTTTTCTTTCATTGTGCGTAACAAATAACATCACATGAGGTTCTACGTATGCGTCATCCAAATTCTTAAGATGATTACGTAAATTCTCTTCCCCTGGGTGTTTATCTCTAATATCCACACCATAGTCATTTTGAATTATTATTGTTTTAGCGATGGACTCGTCGTCCGTCATCTCTTTCGAAGATATAGACAAAGGCAGGTCATCGTCAATAATCAAATTGATTCTTTTAGGGAAGTCATCTTTCTTCTTTCGTAAACTTACCATCGAACCCATGTTTTTTCTTATGGCAATAGCAAGCATTTTCTCTATTTCCTTACCAGGGTTCTTATGCTTCCCATGCTTATAAAGAGTATTGCTATCCAATTCGAAATGTTTTATACAACTTTTAAACCCATTTCTCAAGTCCACTTCGATGCCTTTATTATTAAACATCTCTGTTAAAAAATCGATGACTTCTAAGTTTTTTTCTAAACTAGGCATGTATTACTTCCATGAACTCTTGTGAAAATCCATCACCTCATCGATGATGCCGAACTTAACTCCTTCCTTCGCACTCATCCAATTGTCACGATCTGTTGCCGCTTCAATGTCTGCTACCTTCTTACCACAATGTACGGCAAGACGTTTGTTCAAGTAGTCATTAAGACGTTCTTGCTCTTGGAGACGTATTTTAACGTCGGTTGTAGTTCCTTGTGCCCCACCCGAAACCATATGTATCATAATTCGGGATGATGGTGTTGCTGACCTATGACCTTTAGATCCAGATGAAAGTATGAACGCTCCCATACTACATGCGTTACCCAAGCACACTGTCTTAACAATGTTAGGAATCATTTGCATGGTATCATAAATCGCCAAACCACTAGTCACAGAACCTCCTGGTGAGTTAATGTACATAGTGATTGGTTCATCACTTTCCTTTGCTAAGAACAACAATTGCGAAACAATGTTGCCACACATGGCATCATTGAAATCTGTGTCCAACATAAGAATGCGATCTTCGGCTAACCTTGAGAATACATCCCAAAACTCATAACCGTTGTCTGTTTTCTCTCTTACTCTAATTCCGTGACTCATAGTGTTCTCCTTAAGTCCCATAAAAACCTTCTTCAATTTCTAACTCACCTAAACTTTTGTAGGTGTTGTCAAATGCAGCCAAGGCATCTTCTTTAGTATCGTATTCACGGCTACCTTCTGCGTAATATACAGAACCATCGTCATATTCTTCTTCAAAAACCACTCTAACCTTACAACTCAAAACAATTCCCCCTTAGTGAAATCTTTCAAACGTTTGCCCTGTAAATCTTTTTTATTGGCGATGATAGATTCAAAATCGTAATCTATATTAATATCAGGGTCGAAAAAGTTTAATGAATGTTCATGCTCTGGATAGTAAGCATCAGTACATTTATAATGAAAAATAGCATCTTCATCACCCGTGACATAAAATCCATGAGCAAATCCTTCTGGGACGTAAAGAGAAATATGTTGTGTTTCAGACAACTCAACCATGCCCCATTCTCCAAAAGTTTTCGATTGCTTCCTTAAGTCAACAAAGAAGTCAACAACCCTTCCTTGAAGGACTGTTACCAATTTTCCTTGTGGTTTAGGGTTTTGAAAATGCAAACCTCTTAGAGTTCCCGGTGCTGATTTAGAAACATTATCTTTATAAAAAGAGAAAACTAAATCTTCCCAACCCTCATCATGGAGTTCCGAGAACCATCCTCGTTCATCGCCAAATGTAGGACGAATCCCTATAAGAACGTCCTTAAATTTCTTAGTTGAGGTGAATTCCATGTTAAATAAACAAATCCGATAACAATGGTTTAATGACAGTGTGTCCATTATCTAGGACATAAATCTCACGCACAAGGTCAAATGGAACTCTTCCATACCTATCTGTATGAATGATGTAAGAAATCTTCTTGGTCTTCCTACTCTTCTTTTTTTGGACTTTTACTACGACCGCAAACCTAAATCCAGCGTCATAGAACTCTATGATATTGCCTTCTTTAAGATCTTCAACTGCTATGTCTCTCTTCCTCTTTGCCAAAACAAATCTCCAAATGCGAGAAAATCATTCTAACACGCATTTGAAGATTTGCAAGTGCTATTTTTAAATTAACTCATGGAGTTGACCCATTGATCCAAATTAGCTTCCATCCAACGTCCATTTAAGAAGTTGTATTGGTTCTTAGAGACATCCATATAATAATCTGGATTTCCTACTAAGTGGTCGATGGTCGCTTCCCAAAGATCAGCATCAGGTTCAATGCATATTTCCGAACCCGCTGCGTCATAAGGACTCTTTAAACCATGATCTTCGAAAGAAGTGGTAATACAAGGTGCCCCCAATGCACAAGACTCCAAATATTTGAGGTCGGATTTACATGAGTTGAACTTGGTAGGATTCAATGGTGCAAGGCAAACATCAGGTCTTGCTTTATAAAATTGAATATTTGCTAGACCATATACTGGAACCCAAGAAAGGAATTCGATCTTGCCTTCTTTTACATAATCTACCAAAGATGGAGGAATTGTGCCTTGAAAGACCCATTGATACTTATCCACAGTCCTTTCAATCAATGGCACCAAAAACTGTAAATCCCCTCCTTCACCAACGTGAGATGCAGAACCACTCCAGAAAACCCTTGGCTTTCTATCTGTGGTATTGAATTCTTTGACTGCATTTCTATAAGGCAAACTATAAAGAAATTGAGGCAAAAAGTTCTTGACAACTCTAATCTTTTCTGGATCTACATTATAATCATTGACGTAAATATCTTTCAAAGCGTCCGTAGAGAAGGTTATTGAGTCTGCTGTATGCAACATTCTCATATGATTGTCTTTTTTTTCTTGATCGAAATAATCATAGGCAACCTTGTTATGAGGTTCAATTTCCATCAATAAGTCATCGATTTCGTATTGGAGTTTATATTGATAACCCAATTGGGCTTTCATTTTCCTATAGGTCTCCCATGCTTGTAGTTGTGAACTCGTTGCTTGTCGTTGGAATCTTAGAATATCCACCTTGGACAAAAGAGATTGCTCGAAATGGTACATGAAACTATTAATACCCATGATATTCTTATATGTAGCAAGCAACTCGAAAGGCCATATACATCTAAAATATCCACAGCCATTTCTATCTGCTATATAATTAATAGCAATCTTAGTGTTCGGTCCTTCGCCTAAAACACTTTGTCTCAATGCTTCTTGAGAATGTTGCTTTTTCAATACTTGCTGTTCTTGGATGCGTTTTGTTGCTTCTTGTTTTATCTCAACATCCCTTAACTGCTTTTCCATTTCGAGACGGACTTTCTTATCCTTGTTCTTTTTTTGCTGTCTTTTTTGTCTCTTGGACATTGATTTCGTTGCCATAAAATTAACCCTTAAATTCCAAATGTTTTATAGTATAATTATAATCAATAGGAATGATTTTTATGAAAGAAAAAGCATATTATATTGATGGAAAAAAACTAGAAGTAGAATTGGCTCGTTTGAACCAAACCTTCAATGACAATGTAGATCAGGTCATGAAGAAGAAAAAGATTTCTAGGAAAGCAGCAGAAAAGGAGTCGAAGGGTTATATATCTGATGATTTAGGTGAGATGTTTTTGGCTATCGCTTACAACCTTGCCAACAAAAACAATTTCAATAATTATACCTACAAAGAGGAAATGATTGGTCTTGGGGTAGAATACTTATGCAGATTTGCCAAGAAGTTTGATAAAAATAATCCAAAGGCAAATGGATTCAGTTATTGCACACAAATCTGTTATAATGGTTTTATACAAGCAATAACAAAAGAAAAGAAGAGATCAGAGTTAAAAGATAAATTGATTAAGAAAGCAATGGAGAAATCCGAACAAGAACGTTGGCTAGAAGAAGAACGAGGTAATCTTTATGAAGATGATGGTGATAGGTGACATCCATTTCGGTGTCCGTAACAACTCACAAAGTTATTTAAGTTTCCAAGAGGATTGGTTTGAAAATGACCTAATCCCTAAGATTGAAAAGCATGGCATTGAACGTGTTTTATTTCTTGGTGACATATTTGACTCAAGAAACAGTCTCTCTCCTGTAATTATTAATTCAGCGAGAAGGATATTTAAGAATCTTGCTTCCAAGGTTAAAGTGGAGGCAATCGTAGGAAACCATGATACATTTTTCCGTAATAACAAATCAGTCCATTCCCTTACGATTATAGAAGATCAAGGGGTCACTGTCTATGAGAATATGGAAGAGGTTGATATTGGTGGTTTAAAGGCATTGATGCTTCCTTGGGTAGTAAAGGATGAAATGGAAGATGTTCAAAACACTTTAGCGAGTAACGATTACGATCTTTGTTTTGGTCACTTGGAGATCAATGATTTTGAGATGGTACCAGGTGTTAAGGAAGATAAAGGTTTTCGTAGAGATCTCTTTGCTAACGTAGGACAAGTGTTTAGTGGTCACTTTCACCTTAGAAGAAAGCATGATAATATCCAATACACAGGAACTCCATATGAGTTGTCTTGGTCTGACTATCAAGATGAGAAAGGTGTTTATGTTATAGATACAGAAACCAAGAAGTCAACGTTTCTACCTTCTACGATTGGACCTAAGCATATTAAACTAGAAGAGAAAGCCATGAGGACCATAGATCCTAAAGAGATCGAAGGTAATATCGTGAAACTCAAGTTATTGAAAGAAGCAGGAGAGGTCGATAAGATCAATTTAGTTGAACGTATCAATTCTTTGAATCCTATTTCATTATCAATAGACGATGAGAGTAATGAGGATTTTGATGTCGATCAGGATATCGAGGCAAGTATTAAGGATACAGAGGGATTCCTTAATGAATACATTAATATTATAGAAGTACCTGAAGAACTAGATAAGAAGGTTTTGAGAGAGAAACTAAAAGATCTATTCGAAACTTGTGTTTAGTCTTCTTTGGTCTCTTCTTTCTTCTTAGCAGTATAAGAATCTTTAATGTTTTGAATTTGATCCTTGAGCTCTGATGCTTTCTTATTCAATTCTTTTTTCTTCTTAGAGTCACTAGTCTCTCTTGCTTGTTTCCTCAAGTCTTTCTCTTGCTGGGAAAGTTGCTTCTCTTTAAGTTTCTTCTTAGTTAGTTTCTCTATTTTATTTTCGATAGTCTTAGAATCCATCTTCTTATCAAGACGATCTTTTTCAGCGTCATTCAATTGAGATGGTGTTGCTACCTTTTTATTGATTCTTTTTGCTTCTGATTTCCTAATCTCTCTTCTAGCATCATGCTGTGCGAGTTCCTTCATCCTTTCCTGCGAAAGACCCAACTCTGCTGTTTTAGATTTTGATTTACTTTTCTTAGTTACTTGAGAAGCAGATTGCTTTTTTTCTGTGAATACTTGCTCTATACGTGTAAAGAACGATCTCATTCTCCGCCTCCGCCACCATCTCCACCACCAAAGTCAGAAGCACCACCAGAATT